CAAAATAATTTAAATATATGGATAATTCTTGGTTGGCAAAAGTAGCAGAACATCATAATGAGTGGATTAAAATAATACATTCATTTGGGGAATACGATTATGCACAAGATTTAGTACAAGAAACATACATTACTTTATGGAAGTATGCTTCAGCTGAAAAAATAATAGATGTAAATGGCAATGTAAGAAAAGGCTATGTATATTTTACTTTAAAAAGTTTATATTATCAATATTATAATAAAAAGAAAAAAATAACTAAAGTACCTATTGATGGTTGTTGGGAATTATTTGATGATTCAAACATAGAAGAACACAAGGCATATAATGATATATGTATGTTAATTGATGATGAATTAGAAAACTGGCACTGGTATGACCGTAAACTGTTTAAACTTTATAGAGATACTGATATGTCAATGAGGGATATTGCAGGAGAAACTAACATAAGTTTAATATCTATATTCCATTCAATAAAAAATTACAAGGAAATATTAAGTACTAAATTTCAAAAAGATTACCAAGACTATATTAATAACGATTATAATCAAATTTACTAAATTATGGCAAAACAAAAATCAAAAGGGTTAGGAGATTCAATTGAAAAAATAACCGAAGTAACAGGAATTAAAAAAGCAGTTGAAATGTTCAGCGAAGCAACCGGTATAGATTGTGGCTGCGATGAAAGAAAAGTTAAACTAAATAATTTGTTTCCATACAACAGAAACATAAACTGTTTAAATGAATCAGATTATAATAAATTAACAAAGTATTTATCTGCTGAACAAAGTACATTAAATTCAATAGAACAACAAGAAGTATCTGATATTTATTTTAACGTATTTAACTATCGTTTACAGATAAGTTCTTGTGCAAGTTGTTGGAAAGGTAAGCTTGATGAATTAAGACGTGTATACAACGAATATACAGTAAATGAATAACTGGACAGAAGTTGATTTATTTAATTGGTTAAAGGAAAATGTATATCCTGATTTAGTGAAAGCTAAAAATCAAATGTCAAGGTGGGATTGTTACAGTCCCATCAAAGGACATAGATTGGAACTTAAATGCAGAAAAACGCATTACAATACTTTACTACTTGAAAAGAAAAAGTACGATGCAATGAAACAAGAATGTGAAAAGCATTTAGACACACCAATGTACTTTAATTCAACTCCTAAAGGTATATACAGTTTTAACTTAAATCTAATTATCCCAGAATGGGAACTTAATAATAAGAACCCTGCAACCACGCAATTTTACAACACACAAAGAATAGAAAAAGAAGTAGCATATTTAGAACTAACAAAAGCAAAACAATGGAAACAAATTTAGAACAAATTAACGATGTAATTGACGTATTAAACAAACAAGGTAAAGTAACACATAATCCTTTACATATGAAAGTAAACCCAATACAACAAGAGTATTTAAAATCAGTAATATTAAGTCAGTTACTGTTAGAATCAAATGAAAGTTTAATTTTTACAACACAATACAAGCAACAGATTAAACACAAGATAAATAGTTTAAATAAAGACTTGGAAGAAACAGTAAGAAACGAATTTAAAATAATATACAATACAGACCCTGAAACAACAACTAATATATTAAGAAGTATAGAAGAAATAGTTTCTAAATTGCAAACAAGTACATTAGATGAATTAGTATTTATAAATGCAGTAATAGATAAATACAAAGAAAACAGTGAATGGTTCAAAGAGTACGGAGAAACAGAATTTTTAAAACTTGACTAATGAAATTAACTTACACATCTTACGGAAAAACATCAACAATAGAAACAGAAAATGATGACATTGATATTGATGAATTAGGGCAAATGCTTTATAATTTATGTTTAACACAAACTTGGTCACCTGTAATATTAAAATCAATATTTAAAAAAAATGTTACAAATGGCTAAAAAGCAATCAGAAAAGTATTCTCCAAAAGAAGATGAAATAGAAGCAATGAGATTATGCTGGAAGAATGATTTAGCTTATGTTATACAACCAATACAAAACACTAAAATGTATCACGTAATTAAGTTTCAAATATCAGATAACTTAAAGATATATACTTTTGAAATAGATAAAACAAAAATAGAATTTACAGAATATGAAGCATCTAAAAAAGTTATGGAATTATACACACAACATTCTAAAAGATTTAGTAAATGAAAGATAAACAATTTACACAATGGTTAGAAGATAATGAATATAAATATTATATTGATAAGTCACAAGGAATAGAATATTGGTGCAATATAAATGGTTTATTTACTACTGAAAGTTTATATAATTCTTATTTAATAGATTCTAAACAAATAAAAGATACAATAGTAGGATCAGTAATAGAGCAATTTAAACAACGTTCTGAAGTAGGAATTAATAAATACGGTACAACTATGGATAGAAATGATTTAAGTACCTTAGAATGGATGATTCACTTCCGAGAGGAGTTGATGGATGGATTGTTGTATTTAGAACGTGTAATCCAAGATAATAAAAAAGCATCATCTACTTCAACTTGGTACGATGAAAGTTTAGAACAAAGAATAAATATTATAGGACAAAACGGTAACGAAGGAACACATTATGACACGAAGTAAACAATCAGCATTACAAAGAATCCAACGTATAATGAAATTCAATTATAATAGAGGATTAAACTCTGAAAGGGTTAATGAAATATATAGAAAAATTATTAATTTAAAATTAAGCAATCAGAAATGATTGTTTTTTTTATGTTAATTTTTTGTTAAAATGTTTTTTATAAACAAATAATGTTTACATTTGCGTATAACAATTTTAAAAACAAACAAAATGGACAAACTACAAATTTTATTCAAATTAGAAACCTGTATAGAGGTTATGAAAACAACAGACAATGTTTATGTGCGTAAACAGTTAGAATTAATTGCTGAAGCATTAGTAAAAGATTGGAATGAATCAGATGCTTATGCTCAACAGATTAGAGAAGTATTGAATTATGATGAAACAATGAACAATTTAAATAATATAAGAATATGACACCAAAAGAAAAAGCAAAAGAATTAGTAGATAAAATGTATCAACACCAATGGAGAAAAGATACTATTGAATTTAGAAACGCCAAACAATGTGCATTAATAACTTGTGAAGAAATGATTTATGGTATTGAGGAAGCGTTTGAAAAATATGAAAAACATAAAAAAACAAAAGTTGCTAATCAAATATTTTATTGGGATTTTTGGTCAGATGTGCAATTAGAAATATTAAATTATGAATGAAGCTGCATACTTTACAATACAATCTAAAGTACAGGTATTAGATAGAGAATTGTTCAAATACATAAATGAATTAATGTCAGGACAAAGTTTAACATCTGATGACCATTTAAAGATAATGATTGATAGTACAGAAAGAGAATTAGCAACATACGATTACATACTAAAACTAATAATAAACAATGGAAACAAAAATTAAAACATTCGACAACAAGATTTGGGATAAACAAGAATTAATAGACAATATGTATAACGATGAGTTTTACTATGGTTATTTAGGTAAACAAGCTTTATCTTCTTCAAGTCTTAAAATGGTACTATCAAGTCCTAAAACTTATAAGTACGTTACAAAGTACGGACAAAGTGAAACACAACCTTTAAGAGATGGTAAACTATTCCATACAATGATTTTAGAGCCACATAAGATAGATGAATTAACTATTGTAGATGTAGCAACAAAAGCAGGAAAAGCATACAAAGAAGCAAAAGCAGAAGGTAAAGAAGTTTACACTACAAATGAAATAAAAGCTGCAGAAAGATTAGCTGATGCAATATTAAGAAACGATGAAGCAGTACACTATATGTCTAAAGCACAATTTGAAATTCCAGAAATAGCAATGATAAACGGAATACCATTTAGAGCTAAAGCAGATATATTAAAAGATAATATGATTGTTGATTTAAAAACTACTACTGGTTTAAATGAATTTAGATATTCAGCAGATAAATACAGTTATGATTTACAAGCATATCTTTACAGGGAAATGTTTAATGTTGATGAATTTGTTTTTGTATGTATTGACAAAGGAAGTTTAGACATTGGAATATTTGAATGTTCAGATGAATTTTATGATAAAGGTAAACGTAAACTTGAGCAAGGAATAGATAATTATAAATACTTCTTTGGAGAAGATAGCGATGTAGATTTAAATCAATATGTATTAAGAGGAATATTATGAAAGTAACAGATAAAATAACAATAACTAACGAAGACAATATGTTATTGATGGCAAGGTATCCTGATAATTATTTTGATTTGGCAATAGTTGATCCGCCTTATGGAATTGATGCAGATGTTAAAAATAGTACAGATAAAATGCAAACTAAAAAATCAGCAACAAAATCTAAAAAATACGGTTCTCAATTATGGGATTCAGATATTCCCACAGATGAATATTTTGATGAATTAAAAAGAGTATCAAAAAAACAGATTATTTGGGGTGCTAATTATTTTGGTTTAGTTGGCGGAATGATTTATTGGCATAAGAATGTGACAATGCCGACTTATAGTACAGGAGAATTAGCTTGGGTTAGTTGGTTAAATAAATTAGACTTTGTGAATATAGCTTGGCACGGTATGATTCAGCACGATATGAGCAATAAAGAAACAAGGATACATCCAACTCAAAAACCAGTTGCACTTTATAAATGGATTTTAGACAAATACGCAAAGCAAGGCGACAAAATACTTGATACGCATTTAGGCAGTGGTAGTATTGCAATAGCTTGCCACGATTACGTATTTGACTTAACAGCTTGTGAATTAGATAAAGAGTATTACGATAAAGCAATACAAAGAATAACAAATCATACAAACCAACAAAAACTATTTTAAAATGGAAATAACAGAAAGATTAAAAGAAATAATATTAAAAGAAACTGATATAGATGTTTCTAAAAATAGCAGAAAGCATAATATAATAGAAGCAAGAGCATTATATTTTTATTTGATAAAACATTTTAAACCTAAAATGACATTACAAGAAATAGCTGAATCAGTAAATAAGAATCACGCTACTGTAATACATTCTTTAA